AGTGGATGGGTGGAACTGATGGAACTGCTAACGGCTCTGAGGCTTCTAAGGTGGCGCAGGGCATTGAACTGATTGATCCTATGTCTGTGGCTACGCCGCATAACGTATTACTGTGAGGCTATAGATGGCTATTATCTATACAATTGTAACTAATTTTGGTTTAATTACATGAGATGTTATTACGCTAAAGGTGGGAAAGTTGACAAGTCGGCGATGCCTTGCAACAAACCCCGAAGAACGCCGAAACACCCAAAAAAGTCTCACGTTGTTAAGGCTTGTGAAGGTGGTAAAGAGAAGGTTATTCGTTTTGGCGAACAAGGGGCTAGTACAGCAGGTAAGCCTAAAAAGGGCGAATCGGCACGTATGAAGGCTAAGCGTAAGAGTTTTAAGGCCAGACACGGCAAAAACATCAAAAAAGGCAAAATGTCAGCCGCTTATTGGGCTGATAAGGAAAAATGGTAATGCGTTGCTATTATAAAAAGGGTGGGACCGTAAAAGACGACTGTTATCGTAAGGTAAAGAGTCAGTATAAGGTTTTTCCTTCGGCTTACGCTTCTGGTGCAATTGCAAAATGTCGAAAGAAGAAGGCCAGTAAAAAGTAATGGCGGTCAGAAAGACCAAAAAAGGCGCAGATCTTAAACGTTGGTTTAAGGAAGAATGGAAGGACGTTAAAACCGGAAAACCGTGTGGTCGGAAAAAAGGCGATAAAAGGGGTACACCCTATTGTCGACCGACAAAACGAGTTTCCAGTAAAACGCCAAAAACCTCTGGCGAAATGTCGTCTGAGGAAAAAAGAAAGAAGGTCGCAGAAAAAAAGCGGTTGGGTCAGCCAGCCGGTAAGCCGAGAAGGGTTAAACCCTTGAAACGGAAGAAGTAAATGGCTATCAGTAGATCAGATATGAGGCGTCAAATTATGAACGGACGTAGACCCAATCGAAGAATGGTAAGACGGTACCAGAGCGGCGGGATGACGCGTGAAAACAACATGCAGCGTGAGCGCATGATGGATCAAGGTATGCGTAGAGAAGCTCAACAAAACATGCAGAAGGTTAACCCTGAGCAAGAGCTTATCAAACAGATGTTGATGGAGGAGATCCAACGTCAACGTCAAGGCTATACGAATGACGTGCCATCACCCAGAGAAATTCGTGAAATGAAGCGCATAGAAGCCGAAGGTGAGATGGATCGAAAAATGCTTGAGGCGGCAAAGCGTTACAGGCGAGCCAGAGGACAACAAAGTCCCCAACAAGCCCCACCCCCTCAACAACGCAACTACCGTATGGGTGGAATGGCTAGACCGATGCCAACACAAGGTCGAGGGTATAAAATGGGTGGCATGACTAAGCCAACCATGAGCCAAGCACAAAAGATGCGTTTGGCTAGAGCATTAATGGCTCGTAAAGGTCGATAATAGATGGCTACTAGCGGGACGACTGACTTTAACCCCGATTTCACCGAGATCGCGGAAGAGGCGTGGGAGAGAGCTGGACGTGAAATGCGCTCTGGCTACGATCTTCGCACCGCTCGTCGTTCCATGAATTTGCTAACCATTGAGTGGCAAAATCGTGGCATCAATATGTGGACTATTGACACTGGAACGGTGTCTTTAACATCTGGTACGTCAGAGTACACATTACCTAGCGATACTATAGATGTAATGGATTGCGTTATTAGGACAGGTAGTGGCTCTACTCAGTCAGACTTAAACATGACTCGTATTAGCGCTTCAACCTACTCCACATTGACCAACAAAAATCTCACTGGTCGACCCATTCAGTTTTGGATGCAAAGGTTACGAGACGCACCTAAAATTACTGTATGGCCTGTACCAAATGATGGTTCCTACACACTCGTTTATTGGCGACTTCGTAGGATAGAGGACGCCGGTTCTGGTGTTCAAACCGCAGACGCAAACTTTAGGTTTTTACCCGCTTTGGTTTCAGGGCTAGCCTATTATGTGTCTATGAAAGACCCCGATTTAGCAGCACGTACCCCTATGCTACAAGCCGAATACGAAAGACAATTCCAACTGGCCGCAGAGCAAGATCGCGAAAAAGCAACTTTTAGGATTGTTCCGGGGATGAGAGGTCGTGTCTAACCTTTACGCCTCCAATAAAAGAGCCCTTGGCATCTGCGATAGATGTGGTTTTCAATACAAATTGAAAGAGCTTAAAAGTGAGGTTGTAAAACATACTAAAAACAACCTATTAGTATGTAAAGATTGCTTTGATCCACCACATCCTCAAGACTTTTTAGGCGAAAAGCCTATTTACGATCCCCAGTCATTGCGTAATCCAAGACCTGATTCTGGGGAATACGCTAAATTGCGAAGACAGACAACACCTATTAATTCTTTAACAGGTACAACTTTCTTAGGACAAATAGTAGTACAAACCAATTAAGGAGATTTGTATGAAAAATCAAGGTAAACTGCCCATGGTGGAAAAGGGTGGAAAAAAAGTACCTTTTTATGCCGCAGACGGTAAGGGGAAAATGAAATCCGGAGGCAAGGTCAAAAAGATGAAGTCTGGGGGAAGCACTTCTTGTGGTGGTAAAGCTAAAGGCTATAAGTCTGGCGGCGGGATTAAAATGCGCGGAGTTGGATGCGCTAAACGCGGAACTAAAATGCGCGGACCAATAGCCTAAATTTGTAGGTATAGAAGATGAATTACTCTGAACTTACAACAACGATTGAAGAAACCACTGAGAACTCTTATGAGGCGTCTCAGCTGGCTACATTTGTTCAACAGGCAGAGCAATTCATCTTTAATACCGTTCAAATCCCAGATTTGAGAAAGAATCAAACAGGTAATGTTACTTCAAGTAACCCATATTTAACTGTTCCCGCTGATTACTTGTACACTTACAGTTTAGCGGTACTTGACGGTAGTGGGAGTTATACGCTTCTTCTAAATAAAGACGTAAACTTTATAAGAGAAGCCTACCCATTACCATCTTCTACAGGATTACCAAAGCATTACGCTCAGTTTGATAAAGATTCTTTTATTTTGGGTCCGACCCCAGATTCAAATTATACCGTAGAACTCCATTATGGGTATTATCCGGAATCTATTGTTACCGCAGGTAACAGTTGGCTGGGAGATAATTTTGAAATCGCCCTGCTAAACGCATCTCTATACGAAGCTGCTCGGTTTATGAAGGCAGACCCGGATATTATGCAAACCTACAAAAATATGAGAGATGAGGCCATCTTACTATTAAAAGGTTTGGGGGATGGTAAACTAAGACAAGACACTTATAGATCAGGTCAAGTGACCTCTAAAATACCGTAAGGGGTAAATTATGGCTATTACACAAGCCCTTTGCACTTCATTTAAGTCTGAGATTCTTGGTGGAACTCACGATTTGGATACAGATGTCCTAAAAATCGCTCTCTATACGAGTGCGGCGACTCTTAATGCTACGACTACTACATACTCTACAACAAACGAAGTTTCCGGTACGGGTTATACGGCAGGTGGTGAAACACTGAGTGGGGCTAGCATCACGTCTAGCGGTACCACAGCTTTTGTTGATTTTTCTGATGTAACATGGGCATCCTCGACGATTATGGCGAGAGGGGCTTTGATCTATAACTCATCGAAGTCGAACAAAGCAGTAGCTGTATTAAATTTTGGATCGGACAAGTCTTCCTCTAATGGAAACTTTGTAATTAGTTTTCCAACAGCGGACGCTTCCAATGCGATTATTCGCATTGCATAAGGGGATAAAATATGGCCCTTGTGCTTGCCGACAGGGTTAAAGAGACCACGACAACTACGACGGGCACAGTGACCGCCGTTGGTGCGACATCTACAAGTCTTACAGGTGTATCCACCACAGGTGCCGTTGGTGATCTTATTGTAAATACCCGATTTATTGTAAGAATCACAGGTGTATCTGCTACAGGTTCTGTTGGAAATCTACTTTTATGGTCATCTGTTAACGATGTACAAACTCCAAACTCCAAACTACTCCAATCTTGACTCAGATCAAGATGGTAACTGGACCTCTGTTGTGGATACCCAAATAACAGCGTATTCTAATGTCAACTCAAATCCAACATCTTCTTGGAATGCTGTAGATTCTAGTCAGTCTCCAAATTATGATGAAATTGCAGCGTAAAGGTTAAAAAATTATGGCTAGCTCTTATACAACCAACCTTGCTATCGAAAAACCGGCGGCTGGGGATAAAACTGGAACTTGGGGTACAACGGTCAATATCAATTCTGACATTATTGACCAAGCTATAAATGGCGTAGTTAGTCTAATTCTAACTGCAACAGGGTCAACTTCGACTCCAAATGATATTGATATTACTGAAGGGTCTATATCAGATGGTCGTAATCAGTTTATAGAATTGACAGATACTGCGGACTTAGGCGGTACTGTCTACTTGAGACTTACCCCTAACAACGCTGAAAAAATATGTTATCTCCGAAACAGCTTATCGGCTAGCAGAAACGTTGTTGTTTTTCAAGGAACTTACAACGCCAGTAACGCCTATACGCTAACTAACGGAAAAGATGTCGTTTTAAAATTTAACGGCGGTGGGGCAAGTGCGACGGTGGAAGCGGTCTTTCAAGACGTAATTGTTGAAGGAATAAGCACCACAACGCTCAGTTTAAACGGTACGGCTATCACAGCCACGGGTACAGAGATTAATTACGTGGATGGGGTGACATCTAATGTACAAACCCAATTAGATGCTAAGGCTTCCGCTGCTAACCCGACTTTTACAGGCACTTCTACAATACCAACCGCAGCTATAACCACTCTTAATTTGGGTGGTACGGATGTTACTGCTACGGCAGCGGAGCTAAACTATGTAGATGGCGTTACTTCCGCGATTCAGACCCAACTAGACGCTAAAGCGCCGATAGCTAGCCCCACATTTACTGGAACTATCACTGTACCTCTAGCTGTATTTAACGGGTCTATTGAAGAACAAGTGTTTAATATGGATTCGGATGGCGGAACGAATGCCATTGATCCTGCTAACGGAACTATTCAATATAAATCTATCTCAGGTGCTACTACATTAACGGAAGTTCTAACAGATGGCGAATATGTTACTTTGATGCTTCAAAATACTGCTGGCGACACGGTTACTTGGCCTGCAACATCGTGGGTTGGCGGGTCTCCTCCAACATTAGAGACAACAGGTTACAACGTAATAGCTTTGTGGAAAGTAGCAAATACGCTTTACGGAGCATTTGCCGGTGCTGCTTAATACTCTGCTAAGGGGTGTGGGAGGGGGCGTAGAGCCTTCTGTTTTTGTAGACTCAGGAACTACGCAGTCTACTGGCAATACTACTACGTACTCTGTAAGTGTTTCTTGTAACTACACAGCAGGGGACTACTTAATTGCTTTTATTCTTGCCCAC